TGCAGAACCAAGGTTTCGGGAGATCGCGGATCGCGGACGTACGGATGAGGGTCATTCCGAAGTGCGCGGTGGCTACTTGAAGAGCCTCGCTCTCGATCTCCTCCACCGTCAGGTTCGTTCGCGGCTCTCCCTTATCGTCGTTGCAGGTGATGAGTACGGTCTGCCGTTCTCGACCTACCTGCATCGCCGCGACCGCGTCGAGGTTCTTCCGAACCGCGAGACGGTACAGGGAGACGACGTCGTCTCGGTTGAATATCGAGTCGTAATCGACGGTCAGGATCCATTCGCAGGAGGGCTTCGCGATCGCGTCCTCCATCAGGCGTTCGAGGCATTGGCCCCAGAACGCTCCGGTGTGCTTCGTAAGGTTGATTCGGAGCGGGAGGAGAGCTCCGAAAGAGCAGAACATGTTCTCCGTCCAAGCGAGACGAGGCATCGAGATAAGAGCTTCGACGTTCGGAAGAGCCTCGATCGGCTCGACCTTCAGTCCTCGAACCCCGAGGTGAAGCTCGTCCGGTCCGCTCGTCCAGTTCGCGACCTCTTCGAGACCCGCCGCGCGAGCGAGCTCCGTAAGCTTCCCTCGGTTCCATATCGAGGCATGCTCTCCCGAGGCTCCGAGGAGTCGCCTCTCGACGTCGGGAGCGGTCCCGTTCCGGTAGGCATCCACGATCCTGTCGAAGTCCGGGACCGAGATCCGGAGCTCCCCGTTCGTACGGAGCTTCGACGCCCAGAGCCTGACCGCGTCGACCGCGGTCCCGCCCGGATATCGGATGACTTCGTCCCGAGCCTCGATCGAGTCGAGCGACCGATCCGCGAGCTTCGCGAGCTCGTCCTGTCCTGCCAGCTTGCTTGACTTCCCGTCCGCCGAAATCTCGAAAGGCATCCCTGTTTCCTCCACGCGCAACAGGCGAGCGTCCCGAGACGCTCGCCCGTTGCGGTGCGTTCGTGGAGAGATGCTATCAGGTCGCGAGGAAGTACCGCGAGCCCGCAGCCGCAGCCGAGATCGGAGCCTCTCCGGGGTTGTCGAGGACGCAGACCGCGGAGGTCGTGTTCGCCGACGTACCGCCGATGATCGCGAGGCGGAGATACCGCTTCTTGGCGCGGAGGTCGAGACCGAGGACCGCGTAGGAGTTGGTCACCGCCGTCGAGGTGTTCACCGTACCGGGGAGTCCCGAGGTAATCGGGAAGCCCGCGATCGCGGAGAAGCCCGTCGAGTCGGTGATATCGGAGTGTTGGATCGAGAGCGACGTCGGAACCGAGGTAGCAGTCGCGCAGAAGAGCGAGATGTGGAAGGTCGCGCAGTCGTAGCCGCGAGCGTCGACGACGTTTCCGACCGCGCCGGTTCCGCCGACGATGCTCTGGGATCCGATCGCGACGATGGACTTGACGTTCTGGGAGGGAATCATTTCAGGAGAGCCTTTCGTTCAAGTCCGGACCGGGAGCCATCTCCCGGTCCGGACGAGGAAGAGGGGTGCTTGGAAATCAGAGGTACAGGCCGACGATCGGACCCGAGTCCGTGGTGTCCCCGACGTTCGCGACCTTGATGTCGAACCGCTCGATACCGCGGATCGCGACCTCGTCCTGCTCGAAGGCGTTGAGCGCCGAATCCGAGAAGGCGATCGAGGTCTGCTTGCGGTCGCCGAAGTACGCAGCCATCGAGAGGTCGCCGAACAGGAGCGGGATCGAGGCAGCCGCGTACGCCTTCGGCATGACCTGAACGAACTCCACCGGATACCCGTAGAAGACCGGGTTCGTACCGCCTTCGCGGATCTCGCGAGCGGTGACGCCGCCCGCCGCGTACGCGAGACGCTCCATCACCTCGTGATAGAAGGTCTTGTGGCAGTACCACTTCGCCGAAGGCGAATCCGCGTACTGCGGAAGACGAGCGGGGAGAGCGAGGATGTCCGAGGTGACGATCCCGCTCGCGCCCGTCCACGCGGTGGCGGACGAGTCGAAGAGACCTTTGATGTTCCCGACCGTACCGTCGACCGCGAGGAGAGACTCCGCGACACCGACGATCCCCGAGTAGGTCTGCGTGCCGTCCCCGAGGAACCCGCACTGGTCTTCCTTCAGGGCGAAGGCGTACGCGATCTCGCGACCGATGTCGTCTCCGAGATTGACGAAGGCGTCCTCGTTCAGTTCGTTCGAGGCGGTCGTGAGCACCATAAACTTCTGAGCGACGAGGTTGACTTGGTCGAAGGTCTGCTGCGACTCCGTACCCGCGGCAGCTTCGCCCACCGCGTACGCGGTCAGGGTCGCCTTCCGTCGCGGGAGACTCTTCTTGTCGCTGCCCATCGGGACGTTCTTCGCGTTCCGACGGAAGACACCGTACTGCTCGCGGAGCGAAATCAGAGCCGTCTCGAACTCCTCGGGGACGAGGAACCCGCCCGCGGAGTTGACGTTCTCCTGATGTCCCTTGACGGAGATCCCGTTCGAGGCGCACCAGTCGATGCTCTTCTGGTGGTTCCGAGCCGCGGCGACGAAGCGACCGAAGCGGTACGCGAGCTCATCGTTCTTGAAATACTTGGAGCGACCGTCGACGCGGAGCGGGCTCGAAACCGAGACGCGCGGGGTCGCGACCGCCTTGATCTCCGACGCGATCGCCTCGCGTACCGCGAGACGGAGGCTCTTCTCGGGAGCGGGCTCTTCCGCGGGCTTCGGAGCTGCGGTATCCGTCTCCATCGCCGGAGCGAGCTTGACTTCGTAGGAGAGCTGCTCGGGAGCGAGGACCGAGCCGGACTCGTCGGTGACCACGACGCCTTCGAGGTACAGGGCCTTCGCCTTGACGAAACCGGACGCGCCGGTCTGGTTGGCGATGTTCTGGAGGTTCTTCTGAACCTCCGCGAAAGTCTTGAACTGCATTGGATTGGTTTCCGAAAGGTTCTAGGGGAGGAAGCTACGCGCGCCCCTACACCGTTTCGGCGAAACCGCCACACGTCCGAGCCGGGCTTCCCTGACTATACCACGAGCTTTCCGCTCGCCTTCGCGATTTCCTCGCGGGCGATACGAGAGACCTCGTTCGTCCCGATACGAGGGACCACTATCGAGATCGTCCGGCGCTCGACAGCGGGCGAGCTTGGCACGACGACGGATCCGAACTTCTCCGCGGCGGACCTGCTGACGAAACCCTTCCGAACCGCCGTGATAAGAGCGTCCTGATTCGCCGGTATCGACACCACCGATACTTCGAGGAGCTTCCATTTCGAGAAGACGCGACGTACTCCGGGTCCGTACCTTTCGACGTCTCCCTTGCTCGCGATCCGCGGGCTTCCGTCCATCGGCATGAATCCGATGGACACCGCCTTCAGGACGTTCGCCGCGACGAGACCTCGAACGTAATCCGGGAACCAATCTCCCTCGTACTCGTCCGGACGGGGAGCGAATACAAACTCCGCCTCGATCGCGGACTCTCCGCGACGGAGGGAGATCGCTCGTCCGATCGGCTGCGCGGGGTCGTGGTTCCAGAGCATGACCGGGTTACGCTCGAAGTCCTTCGAGTTCATCCCCTGCGGAACCATTACCTCTCCGTCTCGGTCGACCGAGTCCGTCGAGATCGTTGCCTTGAACGTCGAACCGGAGACCTGTCCGGTCGCTTGGAAGTCCTTGCGATTCACTCGCTTTCCTCCGTTAGAACGGGCGAGAGCGTACATCGGCAGTTCGGGTGAAGAGGCGGACCGGAGACCGCGTCGTAATCCACGACGAACGTCTTCCCGTCCGCCGCGGTGACGCTATCTCCGACCTGAAGGAAGTCCTGCTCGATACCCTTCGACTCTCCTCGATCCGAGATGGTCTGGCAGAACGGGCAAGCGTTAGGAGCCGCCATCCATCGCTTCCCGCGTACGACCGAGCTCTGCTTCCAAGCCTCGACCGTACCTCGGTTCATCGCTCTGCTCGTCTCCGTCCTCGCGATCCTACGAGCCCGCGCCGCGTCGAAACCCTTCTCTTCGAGAGCGTCAGACATCTCGTCGACGGTAGCTCCCTGCTCCACCATCGGTTCGAGGATCTCGGAGACCCGGATCGAGGTGGTCCGCTTGAAGTCGTCGACGAGATCCGCGGCTCGCGTCCGCGACCAGTCGACGACCGGAGCCTCGTCGAAGCTGATGGATTCGGGGAGCGTACCTCCGGTGGTCCTCCGGATCGCTTCCTCCACCCCATCCTTCCCGTCCTCGAATCCGATACCCACCGCTTCCTTCAGGTACGGTTCGACTCGTACCTGAATCTCGCGGACGATGAACTCGTCCTGAAGTACCGCGATAGCCCGCTCGACGATCTCCTCCCCGACGGCTCCGCTTGCCTTGATCTCGCGGATGACCCTGCGGATCTCCTCGCGTCCGATCTTCCCGAGTTCGCGTTCGAGCCTCCGGATGATCCGCTCCTCCGCCCGATTCGCGAACGGAGCCTTCAGCTCGACCATATCCGAGGTCCCGTCGAGTACGTCGCTCTGACGGACGGTCTTCGTCGAGGTCGCGTGAGAGGAGCCGCATTCGCAGCCGGCGGACTTCTCGCCGCACTTGGAGTACGCGATCGCGAGTGCCTGCTCTTGGTCGTATCCCTCCGCGAGAAGACCGGGGAGCTTCTCCGCTACGCAGTCTTCCAGAGCTCCCTTCGCGTCGATTCCCTTCTCCTCGTCGTCGGCTCGATCCATCCGAGCGACGACTCGCTCGCTCCAATCCCGACCCGCGTCTCCTCCCCACAGCAGGTGGGCGATGAATCCGGCGGACGGGTTCTCCGGATCGTCCCATCCGCTCCGGCGGTCGACCGCGTGTCTCGCGAAGTACGACGACATCCGGCGGACCGTTTCCGGCGAGAGAACCTCTCGGTTCGAGAGCTGGACAGCTCGCGCGACACCGACCTCGGTCCCTCCGCGATTGAACTCCCGGCGGAGCCGAAGACCTCGCTCCGCCTCCGCAGCCATCTCCGCGGTCGGGGTGAAGTCGATATCCGAGTACCGCTCGGGAGCCGATTCCGCTACCGCCTTCCCGACGTCGGTGACGTTCGCGGAGATGGTCGCGACCGGGCTGCTTCGGAGTTCCTTCTGGGAAGTAACCATCGACTCCGCCTGCGTAGCCTCGAACCCGAGAGCCACGAGCAGAGCCGTCGCCGCGGGCGGGGAGATCGCTCCATCCGCGACCGCGGAGAGGATCTCCTGTGCGGTCTGGATCTCCTGCTTCCCGAGGCGAGCGGACGGAGGCTCGACGCTAGCGGACTTGCTCGGATCCTCCGGAGAGGTCCCGGTAGCCGGAGCGGATGTCGGCTCCGGGACCTCGTCCAGAGGAGAGAGAGGTATACCGCCGATGATGGGTACGTTCGCCTCTTCGAGATCGAGAGCGTCGAGACCTCGCGACTCGCGTACCTCGTTGATGGTCATTACGCCCGCGGCGACGAGACCGGTATGCTCCTGAAGGTCGAGCTGCCGATTAGCCGGGACCGGATCGTCGTACGCGAGGATCGCGGAGTCCTCGATTCCGAACATCGGCAGAAGCTTCTGGTTCAGAGTCTCCTCGTCGAGACGGAGGAGCGGGAGGATCGTCGACTCTCGCCATTGGGCGAATCCGGTGGTAGCGCTCGCGAGGTTCGGATCGTTCGCCTTCAGCATCGATACCGGGACGCCGAATACCGCCGCGATCTCTTCGACGATCTCGTCGCGACCCGCGAGGTCCTTCGGAGCGAACTGCATAGGCTTCAAGTCGACCTGACCCGTAAGAGCGATGAACCCGCCTTGCTTCTCCGGTCCGCGTAGCTTCTCGTTGACCGCTCGCTCGAACTCCGCGATGGCGTCCTCGCTCGCGTCCGTGTTCTGGATCGTCGCGAGGTAGTCCGGTCTCGCTCTGTTCTTCGCCATCGCGAAGTCCATATCGTGGTTCGCGAGGTTCAGCTCCGCGACATTCCACGCCGCCTCGACCTTTCCCATCCCGTAGTAAAGGCTCTCCGGGTTCGGACGCTTGAAATGCAGGACCTCTTCGGGCGAGAGCGATATACGGGAGTTCGAGTCTCGACCGTAGCGGTACTCCGCGATGAACTTCTCGACGCTCGGGACGATCTCGACCCATTGCGGTGGCATCGGCCAGAGCTCCGCGGGAACCCCGAGCTGGTTACGGATGACGTGGAGATAGGCGTTACCCGTAAGCTCCTGCCAGAGCGTACGGGTCGCAGCCAAGTCGAAACCGTTCATCTCCGGGTTGACTTTCCGGAGAAGGTCGAGGACGGGATGCGACTCGGTGACTTCCTCGAAGTCCGCTCCGAAGTCGTGCAGCTTGGTCAGGACCGTTCGACTCGGAGTACGCGAGTCCGATCCGAGCAGGTAGTTCTTCCGGGCTCGCGGGACTTCCCTCGTCCTGTAGAGCTTCGTCCCCGTACCGTTCCGGACATAGAGCCGGAGCGGGACGCTCGATACCCCGAAGGCGTTGATGGAAGCAGCCGCGTATATCCACGAGCGGTACTTCCGGATCCCGGCGAGAGCGGTATACGCGGCTCGCGAGTCCGCTCCGTTCCCGCCTCCGATCATCCCGATGGAAGCCCGGAAGTAACGGCTCGCGTCCCGGGGATCCGCCGCAGGCTGCTTCGAGAAGAGGGAGCGGAGTCTGTGGAGCATTAGATGACCCGGAAGCGGAAGGTCGGAGGACGTATCGAGGTTCTTCGTACCGCGAGAGCGAGAGCCATCACGGTGTCGTCGTGGACTCCTCCCGAGCTAGTGTAACGGACGCCCGTCCTCGTCGATTCCCACTCGAAGGCGTCGAGCTCGATCCGAAACGGGACCTCGGGGAACCGGACCTCCCGTCTCTGGATGCTCGCGGCGAGACCTTCGAGGAGCTGCTGCCTGCTCGTAGCGGTGAACTTGAACCCTTCTACGTTCGAGCGCCCGCGTTGCAGGTCCTCGACGATCGGATCCCCGACACCGGTCGAGTCGATGAGGGTCGGGACGTTTCCGATCGCTTCCGCGACTCGCGACCTCGTAGCCTGCCAATCGAGCTGGAAGCGGAGAACCCGGCAGACCGATCCCTCCGCGTCGAGCCCGACCACGACCGTCCAGTCCGTGCTCTTCGCAAGGTCGACCCCGAAGGCGACGGGAGCCGCGGTCGAGAGCGGAGCGAGACATCCCCGGATCGCGTCGAGCCCGAACGGGTTCCCTCCGTCGTCGCTCGGCTCGACGAGGTACAGCTCCCGGAAGACGTGGTCTGGAAGCTGACGTCTCGCGGACTCGACCTCTTCCTCCGCGAGAACTCCTCCCTCCACCGCGTCGGAGGCGGTCAGCTTGTGGTACGCCATATCCGGCTCGGTCCCGCTCTCCGCGGAGCGGGCGAGTCGATAGCACCAGTTCTTCCGTCCCTTCAGGTTCCCGATGATCCGGCAAGGTCCCCGGGTCGCGGAGAGCGTCGAGCGTACCGCGTGCCAGCTCTCCTCCGGACATCGCGTAGCCTCGTCGATGACCGCCGCGTGCGTATCTTCGCCGAAGAGACCGTCCGGGTTGTCGGCTGACTTGAACGCGATCCGCGATCCGTTCGCGAGCGTTACGAGGAGCCTCGATTCGTTCCGATCCCATATCCGTCGCTCGGGATCCGCGTCCCGGAGCATAGCCACGAGACGCTCGTACCCGACCGTCTTCGTAACCTCGAAGGTCGGAGCGACCCACCAGCAGGTGGATCGCGGACGGTTCCACGCGTATTCGAGGATCCAGAGGAGACATCCGAGCGTCTTCCCGCTCTTCGTCGAAGCTTCTATGACGACGATCCGAGCCGGATCGCAGATCGCCTGATGCTGTCGACGATACAGCGGAGGGAGCTCGATCCTCGCGGACGTCACTCCCGTACCCCGATTCGGATGGGCAGGAGCTCGATACGCTCGGTCGCCTCCCCGCCTTCGAGCCTCTCGACCTTATCGAGAGTCGCGAGCGCCGCGATGTTGTCGCGGTCGAGCGCCGCGAGGAGCTCGATCGCCCGCAGCCGTTCGCGGTCCGTCTTTCCGGCCAGAGCTATCTGCGAAGCGATCCGGGGAGCCGCCTCCCTCATCGAGTCCGGGATCGGCCACCGGTTCCGGACCGCTCTCTTCAGGAGATTCAGGGTCTCGCGGTGGTGTCGCGGGTCGACGTCGGGGACCGGTACGATCGCGCTCGCGTCCGGGGTTGGTTCGGAATCGCTCATCCAGAAAGCGTAGCGGTCTTCCCGGTCAGGGCTTCCCACCGCCGGACGATGATGTCGACGTACGCGGGCTCCCGCTCGATCCCGTAGCAGGTCAGACCGAGCTGCTCCGCGGCGACGAGCGTAGTCCCGGATCCGAGGAACGGGTCGTATACGGTCTTCGGATCGTCCGCGAGCTCGATACACCAGACCATCAGAGCGACGGGCTTCTGGGTCGGGTGTCGCTTCCCGTCCTGAAGAGCCGCGGCTCGCGAGTAGTCGAATACCCGGGACGCCTTCTGCTCCGACGTCCACGCGAGTTCGCAATCGGCGAGCGAGAAGCTCCTCTGTCCCTTATCCCACACGAGCCAACGCATCGACGGAGGGAGGTAGTCCGCGAAGTAGTTCCCTCCCCAGACCACCTGCTCTTTCGAGATCCGGACCGCGGACTCGATCGTCTCGCGAGACGGTCGCTCCCGGTCCCACGCGATCTCCCCGTAGTCCGTCCATCCGTGCGTACCGGACGATCCGCTCTTCTGGTATCCGATCCCGTACGGCGGATCGGTCAGCAGGAGATCCACGGAGCGGGACCCGAGGAGCCTCTCGACGTCCTCGGGTTTCGAGGCGTCCCCGCAAAGGACGCGGTGGTCCCCGAGGATCCAGAGGTCTCCGGGCTTGGTCACCGGCTCTTCCGGAGTCTCGGGGATCTCGTCTTCCTCGATCTCCTCGCTGCTCGCGATCTCGGCTCCCTCTCCGAGATCGTCGAGCAGCTTCTGGAGAGCTTCGTTATCCGTCTCGACCGTAAGCAGGAGTTCCGCCAGCTTCTGCTCGTCGCGACCCGCGAGACCCGCGAGCGGATCGAGGGTCGCGAGAAGCTTATCCGCTTCTGCCTCGGAGACGTCGAGGACGAGGACCGGGATGGAAGCTTCGCCCGCGGTCTCGGCTCGGAGGTGTCCGTCGATGAGTTCGAGCGTACCGTCCGGAAGCTCGCGAGCTACGAGAGCCTCCGCGAAACCGATCTCCGCGAGCGTACCGCGAAGAGCGTCCGCCTGCTCTTTCGGATGCGTCCGCCAGTTCTTCGGGTTCGGTCGGAGCGAGCTCGCCGGTACGCGACGGAGCTCGACGATACGGTCGCGGATGTTCATCGGATCGCCTCGACGTTCAGGGAGATCGGGACCCCGAGGAACCGGATCTCGGAGCAGTCGAGGAAGAGACCGAAGGAACCTACCCTCCGGATCTCGCGGAACCCTTTCTGTTCGAGGACCGCCGAGAGCGTCTCGAAGTTAAAGCCCGACCGATGGTAGTCGTGCTCGTTGGTCTGGCCACCGTATACGAACCGCGTGAGCTCGTATACCCCGACCGTCGAGACTAACTTCGACGACATGAGCGAGAGGATCGTATCGAGGTCCGGGACCGCGATACGGAGACGCCCTCCCGGTAGGAGAACGCGAGCGAACTCGTCGAGCGCGTCCCCTACTCCGGCGAACGGCAGGTGCTCGACGACGTGAGAGGCGTATATCTCGGAGACGCTCTCGCTCGCGATCGGAAGGGTCCTGATGTCGGAGACGAGATCGACCTCGGGACGGTTCTCGATATCGACTATCGTCCATCCGGGACTCGCCTGCTTCCCGCCGAGATGTAACTTCCGCTCTTCCATAGCGGGACGATAGCCGGACGTCACGCTCGCGGCTAGTTCCCGAGGATCTCGTCCGCTCTCGCGGTCGTAAGCAGACCGAGAGCCACCAGCAGGTTCATACCGTCGATGGTCCTCGGGTCGTCGGAGACGATCTCCTGAGCGGCGAGAGCCGAGCGGTAGAAGTCCCGGACCATCGAGTTCGAGAGCCTCGCGGTCTCGATCGCGTCGAGCTCGGACGACGAGAACCGAGCGAGGAAGTCGAGCGGGCTCCAAGTCTTCCTAAGCTCGTCCGCCGTAAGAGGACGGACGAACCACGCCCGCGTAACCGCGACGCCCGGAGCGATGGAGTAGTAAGCGTCGACCGTCGACGTCTTCGGGTTGTAGCTCGGGATCGGATCGACCGAGACCGGGAGGTATGTCGCCGCCTTCGGATTCCCGCTCGCGATCCAAGCGGCTCGAAGGCTCGGGTCGAGGTCGACGATCTCGGAGACGTTACCGTTCGAGTCGATTCGGGCGTGCTCGCTCATCCGTATCTCCGAGGATGCTGGAAGACTAGCGGTCCGCTTACGGTAACGGGCTCGCTCGACATAACGTCCGAGCTTTCGCGTACAAGCGGTTGATAGTAAACGAGGTCGCCCGGTCTGATGCTCGACGCCTTCGCTCCCTTCGAGAGAGCGACGACCTCGTCGTCCGCGAGCGTCGCCGCCCAGACCGCGACCTCCGCCAGCTTTCCGTTGAACGGATTATTACCCGCGTACGTTCCTCCCGACGCTCTTCCCATCAGAAGGTTGTCGAGGTTCGTCGCGGCTCTCGATGCTCCGGAGTTTGTACCTATCACGCCATCCAGACAGGCGATACGGTTACTCGCGGAAGTAAAGCGACCGAGAGCGTGCGACCACGTTCCCGT